TGATTTCTAGGTCAGCCAAAGATGCAAAAAACAAAGTCTTTCCACAATACGGGCATTTAACCTTCTGCATTTTGTTTCACCGCCCTTTTTTCAAGTGTTTCCGCTAACTTATCTAGTGACCTATTAAATTGTTCTTCCATCTCCTCTGCTGTAAATGAAAGAGCATAATAATTCTTTGCTTTTAATAAGTTCTCAATCTGTTTTTGATTATGCTTGTTTTGTTCAGGAATCTCCGCTGTTCTAATTCCGATTACTTGTCTAATCTTAGTCCCTTCAGATAGTCCTTGAAATAATGCGAGAAACTTTCTCCAATCCAACCGACCTTGTTCAGCTACTAAGTCAATCCCATAATCAAACATAAAAGATGAATAAATATAATTAGAATCTTGATTGAAGTCAAAGACTTTTGTATTGTCTGAATCTGTTTTGGATTTTGGATTTATAAATGTGTCAAGGATCTCTTTTAATATGCTTGCTTTATTGTCATAACTTAGATTTCTAATTCTCCAATAATTAACAACGAGTAGTTTTAAAGACAAATCAATTCTTTCAGGTACGCTGAAAACATCATCTTTCTGTATTTCAAAGACTTTTAATACATTATCAAAGGCTAAGTCGAGTTTTAATCTTCTTAGCCTTGATATTGGTTTATAGGTAATCATTTCTTAAATAGCCTATTCGCCTGATATTTAGTTTTAGCCTTTGCCTTTTCAGCTTTAACTACCTCATTGATTTTAGGAACTATAACCTCTGTTATATAAGGAGTTGTTTCTATTGCCATTTCTTCATAATTTCCCTCATAATATGCAAGTATCTTTTCTGTGTTTTCAACTCCAAAGATTAATTGATATAAATTAATAATAGTATCGCCATAAATCTTCAAAGCCTCTGTCATATTCTCAGATGTTACCCCTTCTTTTTGTAGTCTTTTAACTTCTGTTTCTGCGTGGAGTAGGTCTATTTGTAGAGGTCTAAACCTTTTTAAGATTTCCCCTGCTGATAGATTAATTTCTAAGACTTCCTCTCCTACTTTTATCTCTTCTTTAATTACGGAACTTCGTTTCAGTTCTCTCATTTATATATACACTCCTTTATTAAGCTAATGAAGTAACTGTTGCTCTGCCTGCTTTTAAAGCCAACTTAGATGCGTTTACCTCTGCTACTACTATCTGATTGCCTGTTACTGCTGTAATATCTGCTATGCCATCCCATGTGGTCCAAGCTGTCAAATCTTCTTCAAATGTAGGCATCTCTACTGTAGCCGCTGTTTTATATTTATAAGTGTTAGCCCCTTCTATTTCTGGGTTAATGAATATAGCTGTATCTCCCGCTAGTGAACCTGCTACTGAAACAACTTTTAATTGCTCTAGCAACGCACCCGATAAGATTGTTGGAGCTCCGTTACCATGTAACGCTACAGTAATAGATGATGGTTGTTGAGAATCTCCGCCACCTTCTGTAATATTAGCAAGGGTAACACCCCATTGAATTATCGTTGCATTTTGTCTTGTGATTCTAAGACTTGTTTTTCTAGACTCTCCGAATCCCATCATTACCTCATCAGAGAAAATATACTCTTGTGCTTCATCTCCAAAGTATCTAACTCCTGTTAGAGTAGAGATATATTGACCGCCTGTAACCTCTGTAGAACCCCACCCTTGGTCGCATAGATAAGATGCTTGATACAATACCTCATTCATTGATTGAGCAAGGTTTGCAAATCCTTTACATATTCTTTTCCACGTTGGAGCGACCTCCTGTGGAGTTATGTCAATTTCTAATGTATTTTTATAATTTAAAGATACTTCACTCATTAACTCTCATCTCCTTTTATATAAAATGATACCTTTAATATTGAACCATAAAGGTATTGTCCGCTTGTTTCCGTTCCTATTAGATTAGGCACTGTACTTGTTGATATATCTGTTATTTCAAATTCATCATTGCTAAAATATATTTTTTTTAATGTTAGCCTTTTATGAATACTTGCTAAATTATTTAAGCAAGTTAGTTGATTTGTATTTTTAGCATTAACCACTAAAGATAATTGATTTAGTGAGCCTTTGTCTAAATAGATTTCATCAACTGCTCCACTACCTATATACATAGCCATCCCATTATTAATAGGAAGTGATCCAATGCTTATAGGAATTTCTAGTAAATTGTTAATCGCATTTAATAAATCACCATACATTAAATCACCCCATTAATTTATCTATCATTCTTTGATACTTTTCTTTATTTTCATCTGCTGCCTTTTGAGCCCACAATAAAGAGGCATTAGGATTAGTATCTTTTGAAGGACTCCCAACATAATACATCATCTTAGCATATGGAGTGTCCCATACAAGCTCACCTTCTTCAAGCTTGCTTGCTCTTATGCTTGACCGAATAAGCTCGCCTGTGTCCTCTCTAGCATAATAGTTAGAGTCTTTTAACAACTCATTAGCTATTATTTTAGTAGTCTTACCTTGCATCTTATTAATTTTCAACAATACAGCATTTTTATCAAGTGTTACCTCAATATTATTTGTCATCTATACCAACCCCAATTCATAATGATGAAGTTTGCTCTCATCAGAAAGAGGCTCAACATAAACGATCGTATAATTAGCAGTTCCAAAGGTTATGGCTTCACCTGTTAAAAAGTCTATTCCTGTAGGAGCGCTATTGATACAATCGTAAAACATAACCGAATTTAACTGTATCTCTGTATTGTCTTTGCTCATTACTCTCTTAGAGCTAGGTTCTAACCTAACCCTTTTGAGAGTAGTTGATTTAGCATAAGCTGTATTCCCCCATGTATCTACTGTGGGGCCTGTTTTATGAGTTACTGTGTGGATTAAAAGCTTTTTAGGTATAGGTCTTGCCATTAGCATAACCCCCGATATAACAAGCCTGTGTGAGTCAAATAAAGACTTATCATTGGAGATATGGGTATACTAGATTCCCCTCCGCCTTCGCTATAACTAAATTTACCTATAGCAGCACTTGAGAGATTACTCCCTGCGAGGCTTTCAGTTCCGCCTGCAAGGTATAAAGCCTCTACTTCGGCTACTGTTGATAACTTAAGCTTATCTTGCGTTAAAGTTGGAAGGTCCTCAAAAGCCCACCCTTGCAAGTTAATTGTCATAACGTTTATTATCTCAGATGCTCTATTGATAAGAATATCAAGTTCAGTCTCATCAATAGTTATATCTGAGTTCTCTGTAAAATATACTGAATCTATATAAGGCATATACTCGCCTCCCTATTTACTACTTAATTGCAGCCGCTAAAACTACGATATATCCAACCTTAGCAACTTTAGAATCTACTATGTCAACTACTTCAAGGATATCCCCTGCTGTTACAGCTATTTGAGTAGTTCCACTTGTTAAAGCAGTTCCGCCATAAGTTGCTGTTGCTAAATCATAAGTCGCTCTAGTCGATGGGTTTAATTTGTATTTAAGAGTTCCTGCACTACCTGTGATAGTTGCAACTGTTGAACCTGTAGTTGCAGCTTGTACTAATGCGATTGCTAAACTTCCAGGAGTGTATACTGCTCTTATTGCTGTTTGTCTTAATACTTTATGATCGTATACATATCTGCCTTGAACAGCAGATGCACCAATATATTTACCTGAACCGCTTATGTCTTGAACCTTAACTGGCACTGAGAATTCTTCTGCTCTAGTTGCAAATCTTGGATGTCCTGCAATCATTGCTAAGTTAGCTGTTGAATCATTCCACTCAATAATATTAAAGCCTGCAATCTTACCAACGATTCCCATTTGAACAACTGCATCCCCTAAATCAGATGCTTTTATAAATTCATCTGCTTTTAATACAAGAGCCATTGTGTCAGGAGTTACTAGTAAAAATCTTTTACCATCGTTAGGAATATTTGCTTTACTCATTGCAGTTCTTATGTCTACAATTTTGTCATAGATATTGTCAAAAGCTAATGTAGCTTCATTGACTACTGTTGAGCCTGCAATTAATACTGTTGCACTGTCTGTGTCTATTTGATGTGCTAGTGCATAACCTGCTGAGTCTAATCTATCCGCAACTAAATTGTCAGGAACAGATGCTGCATCGAATCCGTCTATGATTTCATTAACCGCTTTATCTTTTCCTATTGTCATTGTCTCGTATGAAGTAGCTCCAACTGTTCCTGCTATTCCCATTAGCTTTGTCATAATCTGAAACTTCAACTTCTGTATCTCTAACTGGAATCTTAACCGCTCCTGCTGTTGGTTGTCCTTCGTAGTCTTTATTGAATACTACTCCGTCTTTTAATACTAATTCTTTTCTTATTTTTGCTAATACCAAACTTGAATATCTTTCTTGTCCTATATGAGCATGGAGTTGCAAATTTAAATTAAATAGTTTAAACATTTTTTATTCCTCCTATTATTTTGGTTTAATATCTGGATTCTTTTCATAGAATCTCTTTTCTACATCGCTTAGTTGTTCAACATTCCCACCACCAGGCAATTTTGTTTTAACTACTGTGTTGTTATT